TACGTACTCATAAACAGTTTCAATGCCACGACTAGTTCCTAATAACGAAGGACCATTAGTTGACACCTCATCGTAACCTCTCCTAGCGGCAATACGACCAGACTTATCAATAACACAGTTGTCTGCAATAGAGGCAAACGATGGGTCAAGCCCAATGGGAGAATCTTGAGTATTTAACCCAAAAAATCCAGGGGCGGCTACTGTAATATTCTGTAATTGTTGAGCCATTATACAACATTCCAAATAGTTTCTTCTGGGTGGTATGACGCATCTATTGCTATAGCGTCAGCTAGTGTTGTGTCCGCTAATGCAAACAGTTCAGCCGCACTTGTACCTCCAGTTTCCCCACGCTCCCTAGCACTCAGTGCAGTAGCTAATTGTATTACAGCTGACGGTGGTATTGCTAGTGTCTGTGCATCAGCAGTAAAGTCAGCAGTCCTTAGAACTACGTTAAAGTCAATAGAGTAAACACCATCAGGCTTAGGATACAAGTCAACCTTGTTGTCACCACTAGCGTCTACACCTTTAAATGTATAGTAAGTAGGTGTACCTTCAGGAGCAGTGTCTACTAAGTAAGCCTTGTCCATCGAGTTAGAACCACGGTAGGTCATAAAGGCATTGGACGTTTGGTTAATGACATTCAATACTTTAAAACGATTCTGTGAATCAGTCAGTGTATAGTTATAGGAACTGTCGGAAGTAGTCAATGTGATTGTAGACCTAAGTGCTGTCCAATCCCAAGAATCTTCTATAGTACGCTTTGCATCATTAACGTATTCACCGATAAGTTTTGAATAGGCATTCTCGTTTACAGTAGAGACTTCATTCTCTCTGAGTCTTCGCATTACATTGTTTACAAGTTGTAAGTAAGTCATTAGAGTGAATAACTCCTTCTTTTTATTAAATCATTTAATATGTCGTTACGTTGTAGCCCTTCACCGCCAAACAAATCTACAAACTGTTCTACGGGTGCTGTTGCTTGAGCGGCTTGCGTATACTCAGGCGATATACCTATCTCAGTTTTAAACTTAAATAGTTCTTTGTCAAACAAGTTCTCAACCTGTGTTGGTTGGGTTGCTACTGATGTAGGTGAAGCCATCATTCCTAAAGCACCACCTATTCCTAAAGAACCTTTTACTAAGTTTTCCCAGTTGACCAAATCATCTATCTTGCTTCCTGTTGCTTTGAGTATGTCCTCTCCTTCAGACAAGACATCTGAACCTGCTTGCAGTGCAGGGTCAACTACTTTTTCACCTAGTACATCTAAGGCTTCATCAAGAGTGTCTATTACGGGCTCACCTAAGTCAGCTACAGTTTCTACTGCTTTCTTTGCTGTTTCCTTAATAGGGTCAATTACTATGTCTTCTACTATAGGAGCAACTTCCTCAACAGTCTTTATAGCGGGCTCAGTTACAGCTTGTATTGTTTCCTTTACGGGGTCTATAAAGATGTCCTCTACTACAGGAGCTTTCTCTTCTACAAACGCTATAACAGGCTCAACAAACTCTTCTACCTTTTCCTTTACAGGGTCTATAAAGATGTCTTCCACTACTGGAGCTTTCTCTTCTACAAACGCTATGACTGGCTCGGTAAGCTCTTGTACTTTATCTATTACAGGCTTGGCTACATCCTCTACTTTTTCTAATACAGGTTTAGCTAAGTCTACTATAGCATCGCCAACCTTCTCTAGTATCTCAGGAGTATCGAAGTCTACATCAGGTAAGTCAATATCAACAGCATCCGCTACTGCCTTTATTCCTTCTTTACCAAACTCTTTTAGTAAAGCATCGGAAGCACTACCGCCTCCAATAAGTGTCTCCTGTACATCCATCATGTTCTCTGAAAACTTAACATCATCCATTCCGAACAAGTCAGCATCAACACCTAGAGTAGCAAATGTTTCCTCAAGGACTGGAGTAGTAATCTGACTCGCTACGTAGGACTTAACGATGTCCTCAAGGTCGCCACCTGATGCTACAGCACCTGCGGCTTTTATTATAGGATTGCCTGACAAAGCACCTAGAATAGTCAAAGGCTTACCTAAACCCTCTGGGTCTGGTCGTGTAAATACTTGAGTGTATGAACCTATTTCTGCATCAGGAGAAGACTGATACCGTTGCATTCTTTTGAGGCTTGAATCCCAATCAATGTGTGCACCAGTACCTGTGTTTAAATAAATACCTTCACCACGAAAAGAGTCAGGTCTTTTAAAACCCTCTAGGTCTTCATACTTCTGGACTAATGGAATACCTGCGTCATCCAAAAAGTCCTTCATTACATCGGACTGTGCTTCTACAGCTTGACGTAACGGGTTGTCTTCATCTATCCAGTATTGTTTTTTTGTATATCGTCCCCCTGCAAGTGGAGGAGGTTTAATAAGCATCTTGTGCGTTTCTTCACTGGAAAAATCTAAAGGACCTGCTTTAATCCTATCTTGATATTCTTTGTACTCGTCATAGCCTTTAGGTAACTGACGTACTTTTTTATATATTGGTCTACCTTTCCCTTCGTTTACATCCTCTCTTTTATAAACAGGGTTAGCTATTAAGTTGTAATCTTCACGTGTCCAATCTTTACTAATGTCGTTAGCTTTATCATACCAATACTGTAAGTATGTTTCATCAGCCGCTTTCTTAGCTTCAGCAAAAGTCGTGGGTTTACCTGCATCATACGACTCTCTATACTCAGGTGTCAAGTCTGCTATTCTTTCTTGTTCTTGTTGTACAGCAAGCATACCCTCACGTTTTTTATCTTGCTCTATTCTCCGTGTTACTCTGTCTATAGATTGTTGTAACTGAAAAGGATTTAACTCTTTTTCAATACTAGCTTTTGCTCTAGCTTGTGCTTCAGCACCACCAACAAAACTATCTGGATTGACAAATAAAGATTCAACCAAAGCATCTTGTTTAGCTTGATTAGCGTAAAACTGTTGTTGTTTTTCTGCTTCAGTTAGAGCCATTATTTATTCCTCTCTACGCCTTTGGTTTTTTCTACAGTTCTCATAGCACCTAAACCAAGCATACCCATAAGTACTGGCATCATTGTAGCCATATCTAGAACAGGGATTTCAATGGTAGAATCGGCAAGAGCAAGCGCAAAATTTGCCATCGGGATAAGAATGTACTGACTCGCAAGTCCAATACAACAAGTCCAACCAACAGCAGGTCTCCAACCCGACACAAAGAGGCTTCTATGTGACGCTTCTGTCTTATTAACTTCAAGTTGCGCTTTCGCAAGTTCCTGCGCGTGCTTCTCAGCCATTGTCGAAAGTTCAAACGCGATAGCATTCTTCTTGTCTTTATCCTCTATGAATTTGTCAAGTAGTCCCGTTACTGGTCCGATTAGCTGTTGTAACATGATTAGTTACCTTTTGTGTACAATCTTCTGTACTGTATCAGATTCATAAATACGAATACCTAACCAAATAATAGTAAAGATACTAGCCACTGGCGGCAACCAAGCGGCTACTGACATAATGCCAGTGGATGCCGCGGCTAGGTCTAGTACTTGTTTAGATTCATGTGTCATGACAATATCCTTTACCAAGGTGTACCCACAGTTACAGACGGAGTAGCTTGTTCTGCTAAGTCAGCGTCTAGTGATGCTTCAAGAGCTTCAGTGTCTAATGACTCTTGTACCCAAGCGATTACGTCTGCTTCGGTTAAGCTGTCATAAGCTGTGTAACCTTCTGCATCTGCATCAGGGGTAAAGCCTACAGTGCCGTATGAAGTAGCTGTGTAGTCGCCTGAAGTCTTTGCTACCTGCCAGTGTGCAACAATAACGCCACCGTCTGTGTTGCTTTCTAAAGTTGAGATTGTAAAGTTCATTTAGTTATTCTCCAGTGAGAGTTAAATTGCTGAAATAATGAATGCTAGTAGCTCAGAGTAGCGTACACCCATACGACTACGCTCTTCACCAGTTTCTTCATCTGTCCAAGTTGTGTTAATAAACATTGCATAATCATCTGCGTCTAAACCTTCGGCAGTGAATGCATCCTGTAAGTCCTGAGCTATGATACCAAAGTGTATTCTAGCTTCATCACCTTTTTCTTCTACAGCAGACTTCCAACGGAACTTGCGTAGTAAACCTTTACAAGCTACAGCTACACGTTGTTCTGC